ACGAGGAATTATATGATGAGTTAGTTGATAACGTAACTACAAATACTATTACTAATTCACATCGTTGGGGATTTAATCAATGAGAAGAAAGTTATTTAACTATCACATTCAGGACGGTTATGTATATAAACGATATAGAGATAATCAGGATTTGTTTATACAAAGTTATGAATATAAGCCCATTACGTTATCATCAAAGGATCGTAATTATCTGAAGAAGAGTACATCTTATAAGGATAATATACACATATTCTTTTCACATATCGAAGAAAACTTCACTCTCTTAATTAAAAACAATGAAACGCCCATTTGCTCCACAAACTAACAACAATTGCTATGAAACTGATACTCACAATGTATCACTTACTGGCAATGAAATCTCTACGATTCTTTACATTATGGAGGGGTATATTGACCCTTCTGATGATTATGCTTATGACCCTGATTTTAGAGAGGATGTTGATAATATCTTCGTTAAATTAGAAGGAGTTACTGATGCTTACTATGAGAGATTAGAGAAATTAGAGTATAATCAAAAACATGAAGAAAGGAGGATAAAATGATAACAAAAGACATACAAAAGTACTCAAAAAAGTGTTATTTTAGTGATATAAGTTTTCCACAAAAAGTAATAGTTTTTCCACACAATCTCCACAATTAGATTAACAATGAAGTATAGACAATTAAGGGATGAGTTACTGTTACTTAGTGAAGAACAGTTAGATACACAAATCCTAGTATTCTCAAAGGAAGTGAATACTTTTCGTCAGTTAATTGCATCGGTTAAATATACAACAATGGAGGAAGAATTTCAGTATGGAGTTGATACTGGGCTGCCTTATATTTGCGTGGAGTAAGTGTTAATTACTAATGATTAAAAAGGTATTATTAAATGTATATGAAAGGTGTATAGATACCTGTGGAAAAGTGTATAGAATCGGTGTTGAATCCTTATGCCTTAAATGTTACTTTCTTTAGTGATCTTGGCGTTCATTCTATCATAAATCGGCAGAAAAGTCAACCCCCTTCAGTATAAGTCAGCAGACCACAGTATTTTTGACAGAATAACACTTTTCGTGTATAATAGTACTATGAAAGTATCAACGACCTTATGAACAGTTAGTAACAACAGTTTTCCACAATTACCTGTGGAAAAGTATAAACAATTCGTGTATAAGTATGCAGACAGTGTATTAACAATCGGTTGTTAATCTCTGAGGAGTTGTTGTTACCTTATAAGGGTACACTTAGTAGCTCATTGTAACACAAATGCATAAGGATTGCAAGCCCTCGTTAACAACAACTCACCGAACAGTTTGTGATAGTCTGAGACCTTATGTGTGGGTTGCAAAGTAACACAAACTATGATATAATTAGAGAGTATTTGTGTTACTTCGTGTACTTATGAGTTAGTGACATTTAGGACACGTATTTGCGCCCTTATGTTAAAAACGGTAGAGACCCTAACCTACAGAGGTGACAATTCGAGAGAGTGATATAAGGATATAGAAAAAATTCTGAGATATAAAACGCCCTTCAAATACCCACAGCACATAAAAATTCCCCTGGCTATAAAAGTAGCACAGGGGTTTTTCATATATAATTTTTGATGAGACAATAATTGGGACTAAGACCAATGATAGATCAATACGAAAAAGATTTAATTATCGAGACCCTTCACTATCGTTTAGAGAACGACACACACCTTACAGAAGAACCGACCCTCAAAGATAACATGGAAGAACTTATATTCAAGTTACAAGAGGAGTATATATAACTAACCATTGCAATTATTGCGCTGAAGTGGTATAATATACACATAATGACTCTGAGGTTATGGCAAAAGGATTTACAGTAAAAGCAGAAGCACCAAAAACAAAGATCAAAAAATTTGATGTTGCTGCTGCAAGAGAATTAGTTAGAGGGAAGACGATAGTATTTTGTCTACCTGGAAGAGGCGTTTCATATATCTTTCTGAAGAACTTTGTACAACTCTGTTTTGATCTTGTACAGAACGGTGCAGCAATTCAGATATCTCAGGATTATTCGTCGATGGTTAACTTCGCACGGTGTAAGTGTTTAGGTGCGAATGTACTCAGGGGACCTAACCAAAAACCTTGGGACGGCAACTTGAAGTACGACTACCAACTATGGATCGACTCCGATATAGTATTCGATACAGAGAAGTTTTATAAGTTACTTGCAATGGATAAGGATATCGCAGCAGGTTGGTACTGTACCGAGGACGGACGAACGAGTTCTGTGGCTCACTGGTTAGAAGAAGGAGACTTCCGTAAGAATGGTGGAGTCATGAATCATGAGACCTTGGAGTCTCTAAGTAAGAGAAAGAAACCATTTACAGTAGACTATACAGGTTTCGGTTGGGTTCTGATTAAGAATGGTGTGTTCGAGAAACTCCCCTATCCTTGGTTTGCTCCCAAGATGCAAGTATTTGAGTCAGGGGAAGTACAGGATATGTGTGGGGAGGATGTCTCATTCTGCTTAGACGCAATGGAAGCAGGTTATGAGATTTGGTGTGATCCTACTATCAGAGTGGGTCATGAGAAGATGAGAGTCATCTAAAAAAACCCCGTAAAAGTTGGGGCGTGAAAAATCGCCCCGTTAAAGTATACATTAAAAGGAGAAAACACAATGGGTATGAGAAGTCTGTCTGGTGAAGTATTAATTGAAGCCAGACCCAAGAAGACGAAACAAGGAAGAGGAAAGCATACTAAGTATGCTGCTACGAGTAGAAACAAAGCAAAGAAAATCTATCGAGGTCAAGGAAGATGAAACTCTATCGTATCGAAGAACAATTAACTTCTGGATGGACGGAAGTAATTGGTGGTCTTACAAAAGACGAAGCATCTAATAAATTGAATGCTTTAATTCAAGAAGGATATAATCCAAATGATTTACGAGTGAGAGTCTTATTGAATGAATAATATAGAAAAGGCATTAGAACATGCTAAATGTGCTTCCGAATTAGTCGGAGGCACTTTTTCTTACCTCTATACAGGTGACCAATCACGTAATTATGGTAAGAAAATAGTCATTGAATGGAAAGATGATGACTACTCTAAGATTCCGAGTCGGTATTAACCACTAAATATAGCAGTAACCATTATAGATATACTAACGCAGTATATAAATTTGGATGGCCGTTAAAGTATCTCGTGCATTTAAGGATATCAGTTTGTCTTTCAAGAGACATCCTGTGACTAATGACGTAACTGTGCTCAAAAATGAGGACGCAATTAAGAAATCCGTTATCAATTTATGCCGAACTCGCATAAATGAACGGTTTTTTAATGAATTGTTAGGTACATCCATTGAAGATTCGTTATTTGAGAACAATTTAAGTGATATTTCAGACTTTCTAGAGAGAGAAGTTACTACTTTAATTAAAAACTATGAGAAAAGGGTCACACTAAAGAATGTAATTGCGAGAGCTGTACCTGATTCTAACGAATTATCGATTCGTATTGAGTATGAAATCACAGGATTACCATTTCCTCCACAAAATATAGAGTTCTTACTACAACCGACAAGGGTATAATGGCATTTAAGCAGTTTACAAACCTAGATTTTAACGATTTACGTGCTCAGATTAAGGATTATCTGAGATCAAACTCCAATTTTACGGATTTTGACTTCGAGGGATCCAACTTTTCTATATTAATCGATACTTTAGCGTATAATTCTTACATTACTGCCTATAATACTAACATGGCAGTCAATGAATCGTTCATTGATAGTGCTACTTTAAGGGAAAATGTTGTATCATTAGCACGAAATATTGGTTTTGTACCTCGTTCTAAGAAATCTGCGGTTGCAACAGTTAGTTTTACAGTAAATGTAAGTGGAATATCAGCAAGAAGTGTTAAATTGAATGCTGGACTTGTAGCTTTAGGTTCAGTTGAGAATGGAAATTACATATTTTCGGTTCCAGAAGACATAACAGTCACTCCAAATAGCAATGGAATTGCAACTTTCTCGAATATTTCAATTTATGAAGGCAATTTCCTAGAAAAGAAGTGGGTAGTTAACGATTCTTTACCAAGTCAGAAGTATATTATCCCAAATGCCAACGTAGATGCATCAACAATACGTGTTACCGTTGGAAATGAGAATTTTGAGTCTTATTCAAACATTTTTGATGTAGATGCATCATCAAGATTGTTCCTTACACAAGAAATTGAAGATGAAAAGTACCAAATTTTGTTTGGAGACAATATTTTAGGTAAAAAACCAAAAGCGTTAGACGAAATTACAGCAACTTATATCGTTAATAATGGATCTGCTGGTAATGGAGCAGCAAATTTCACTTTTGCTGGTCGTTTAACCTATCTTTTTGGTGGTGTAGAGACAGATATTACTCAAGGTATCTCTCTTATAACCACTACACAAGCGTCTGAAAACGGTGATGAGATAGAATCTATAGACAGTATTAAATATCTTGCTCCAAGAGTCTATGCATCCCAATATAGAGCAGTCACATCGCATGATTACATTGGATTGATACCATTTTTATACCCAAATATTGACTCTGTGAGTGCATATGGTGGTGAAGAGTTGGATCCACCACAATTTGGAAAGGTTTATGTGACTGTAAAACCTAAAAACGGTGAAGTTTTATCGGATGTTGCTAAAGATTCGATTAAAAATGACTTGAAAAAGTATACAGTTGCAGGAATTAAACAAGAATTTATTGATCTTAAGTATCTTTACGTTGAATATGACTCTACTGTATCGTATGATTCAGGGTTTATCTCTAATAGCCTTGATTTAAATTCAAGAATTATATCTTCAATTCAAAAATATTCTAAATCTGCTGATATTAATTCATTTGGTGGACGTTTAAAGTATAGTAAATTACTTTCTCAGATTGATAATGTTGACACTGGAATCACTTCTAACATTACAAAACTTATAATGAGGAGGAATATGGTTCCTGCATATAATCAACTTGCTACTTACGAGTTGTGTTATGCTAATCAATTCCATGCTGATTTAGAAGGATTTAACATCAGATCATCTGCATTTAAGATTGATGGTGTTGATGGTGATGTTTTTATGACTGATTTACCAAATGCAGATGGAAAAACTGGAGTTATCAAATTCTTTACTTATAATAATTCTACAATAAATTATATTAATGATAATGCTGGTACAGTTAACTATACCAAGGGTGAAATTATAATTTTCCCACTTACAATTATATCTACAACCTTAACTGAAAGAATTGAAGTAGAAGTAACTCCTGAATCAAATGATATTGTCGCAAAAGAGAGTCTTTATATTGTGCTAGATACTACAGGAAACAGTAAATTAACCTTATTGGAAGATGTTATTGTTTCTGGTTCTAATAAATCTGGAACCAATTATACTCCACCATCAAGTTTCATTAGCAGTAAAAAATATACAAGATAAGAAATGCCTGATAAAAAAGTAAAAATCTCGAATATTCTTAATAGTCAGATTCCAGATTTTATTCTGGATGATGGTTCTTTATTCAAAGAATTCTTGGAACAATATTATGCATCTGAAGAACATGAATATGGTACGACTTATCTTGCCGATAATTTAGAATCAATTAAAAAAATATCGACTTTATCTGATATTACTACTGTTGAAGCACAAACTATTCCTGCTCCAGGAACAGCTGTTCCTTCTTCTCCAGTGGTTGTTGCTGCTGAAGCATACGCATATGATGATGTAATTTACGTTAATCAAACCACTGGATTTCCAGATAAATGGGGTTTATTAAAAATTGATGATGAAATTATTACATATACTGGAAAAACTACTACTTCTTTTACTGGATGTAAACGTGGTTTTAGTGGTATAGATGCAATAGAAACCGCAGGTAATCCAGAATTTTTAACATTTAGTGAAACTAATTCTTCTCTTCATGATGCAGGGACTCTTGTAGTTAATTTAAGTTTCTTATTTTTAATTGAATTTTATAAGAAACATAAGTATCAATTCTTACCAGGATTAGAAGGAAGGAGTTTTAAACAAGGTATTGCGTTAGAAAATATACTTTCTAGAGCAAAAGATTTTTATAGTTCAAAAGGAACTGACACTGCATTGGAAATTCTCTTCCAGGCTTTATATGGAGAGCAAGTAGAGATCGTTAAACCTTTTAATGAGACTATTATACCATCTGAAGCAGAATGGAGCGTCACAGAGGATATGGTGGTAGAGGCCATATCAGGTAATCCATTAAAATTGGTTGGATCAAAAATATTTCAAGATTCAACTGCTAATCCTACTGCATCAGGGGCAGTTGCTAATGTCCAACAGGTATTTTTGAATAATAAGAGATATTATCAAATTAAATTTTCTAGAGGATCTCTTAATAGTACATTTAAAGTAGGTGGAAAGACAAAAGTTATTGGAACTGCATCTACTATATCAGTAACAACTGTTGATTCTACAGTTGGATTCTCTACTGTAGGGACATTTTACTATTTGAATGCTGATAATGTTTATACTTCTGCATCATATGAGTCAAAATCGAGTAATCAATTCTTTGGATGTGTTGGAATTAGTACTGTATTAAAGGAAAACGATCCAATTATTGATGAAACTTTCATTTTTGGTTACGAAGATAATGATTTGACTAAATTGTGTCAAATGAGAGTTACTGGATCAATTTCTGGTGCAGCTGATGCAGATACTAAGTTCTTTGCCAATGATGATGCAATTACAGTAAAGCATTTGGGAGAAAAAGTTGATCCAAATGATCCTAAATTTGAAAGTTGGTTCTATAATAACATTTCATATATTGATGTAGTAGAAAATATATCAAATAATACCTTTAAAACAAATGAAAAGCATTTTCTTAAAAATGGAGATATAGTTGATGTTTTGTATAAGGATACATGGGGAACTGTAATATCAGAAGATACTGTTAGTGATGTTATAGGTGATTATCAGTTTAAAATTAGTAATAATATTGTTAATGTTAATGGAAGATATGTTATTAGAAAAAAAATAAATTATGTTAATTCCAAATATGGAATATCTTCTCTACTTTCCAATATTCAGAATACATTTGTAGATGATGATAAGAACACGTATGTAGCATTTTCTGGTTATCCTTCATTTGATGCTGAAACAACAAATGGATCACAAACTTTCACTTCTGTTGGAGTATCGACTAATACATCTACTATAAGTTTCGTAAATGATCATAATTTTTATAATGGTGAAAAAATTTATATTGATATTGGTGCAGAAGGAGTTGTAGATAATATAAACACTACATTTCCTAGTGGATATTACTATGTTAAGATAGTTGATGTTAAAAATATCCAATTATGTGTAAATCTTTCTACTTTATATTCAGGAATTATTGAACCTATTAAATTTAGTGGAGAATCAGCAAGTGGAATTCATACTGTTACACCAGCAAACTTATATAAAAGTGGTAATTTAAAAAATCAAGATAATTTTAAGAGGATATTAAAATCACCAGAATTGGTAGACAATAATTCAGATATTACTGGACCAATTGGAGTATCTTTAAATGGAGTAGAACTACATTCTCCAATATCTAATGATTCTGTGTATTATGGTCCTGTTACTGATGTTGATATTTTAAATAAAGGTGAAGATTATGATGTAGTAAATCCACCAAATGTGTCAATTGCTGACACTCATGGTACTGGAGCAGTAATTAACATAAATTTTTCAGGAAGGATTTCTGATGTTGTTTTAACTTCAAATGGATTTGATTATGTTGAAACTCCATCAGTTTTCATAACTGGAGGAAATGGATCTGGTGCAATATGTGAAGCCAAGATGAGGGGGTATACTCATTCTGAGACATTTACTGATTTTGATGTACAATTAACTGATCCTGGTAGGATTGATGCATCACATAAGTTCTTAGATGGGGAGCAGGTGACCTATACTGCCTATGGAACACCAATTGGTATAGGAAACACCCAAGTTGGTTTTGCGACTGATAGATTGGCATCTGGGACAACTTATTATATTGCCAAACATTCAACAAATTCCTTTGGATTAGCAATATCTAGAGCAGATGCTCTTAATAAGATAAATTTAATACATTTTAATGAGTATGGAAATACGACTCATGAGTTTAAGTCTACAAAGATTAGGAATATAATTGATAGAATTGTTATTAATGATCCTGGTACATTTTATTCTAATAGAAAAATTACCGTTCAATCTCAAGAATATCCACCAGTAGATGAAAAAGATTTATTCAAAACATATGTTGGAATTAATACTTTCGATAATTATGTTTATGCAAAGAATCATAATTTCCAAAATAAAGATATTGTAAGTTATTCTAGTTCTGACACAGTAATTAGTGGATTGACTGCAGGAGATTATTATGTAACTCTTATTGATGAAAATAGATTCAAATTGAGTAGTAATGAAACAAACTATGATAGAAATATTTTTATTGATTTGAATAGTTTTGGAGTTGGTACTCATACATTCAAATATCCAGATATTGTAGTTAATATTAATGGTGGAGTTGGTATTGGAACAACTACGGCAATAGAGTCTTATTATAATGCTAATGCATATGCTGAAGTAAAGGGTAGTGTTTCAAATGTATTTGTTGAATCTGGAGGATCATCTTATGGTGTAGATAATGTCATTAATTATGCTCGTGAACCAAAAGTTAAATTATTGACAGGAAAGAATGCAAATTTACAACCATTTGTTGATAGTACTGGTAAGATTACTAATGTTTTGATATTGAATAAGGGTAGTGAATATAGTACTCCACCTGAACTTAGAGTTAGTGGAATAGGTAAAACTTCTGGCAATTTTGCCAAATTAAGAGCAATTGTTGCTAATGGTGAGATAACTGGTGTTGATATTATAAATGCAGGTGTGAATTATGATGTTAACGATACAATTATTACTGTTGTTCCAGCTGGAAAAGATGCTAAATTTGGTGCAAATGTATATGAATGGAAATTAAATAATGTTTCGCAGTACTCACATCTATTAAGTAATCCAGATTATAAAGATATTATACAAATTGAAACTCAGAATATATTTAAAGAAAATAAAATTTGTTCTTTCTATCCAGGAAATTATTATAGACAACTTTTAGGTGATCATATTGAAGATATTTCTGGTATTTTAAAAGAAAAAATCCCAACTTCACACTCAAAAATTATTGGTTGGGCATATGATGGAAATCCAATCTATGGACCAGTTGGACAAGTAGGTATTGGATTGACTTATATGCAATCCAGTTATGTTGAATATGCTGTGAGTGATAGTGGATTAAGACCAACAACTTCTAATTATCCACCTGGATCTTTTGTTCAAGATTATGTTTATAATTCTAGTGGAGATTTGGATGAATATAATGGTAAATTTGTAAAAACTCCAGAATATCCAAATGGAACATATGCTTATTTTAGTACTATTGATAGAACTTTAACACCAAATAGTGTCCCAACATTCCCTTATATAACCAAAAAACATCGTAATAAAACAGATTTATTTAATTATGATGTTTTGATGAATCAATCTGATAAGTTTTTGAATAGTGGAAAGTATAAGAGAAATGTAACTCATCTTGGATTAAATGATAAATTTAAAACATATCCATTATTAACTGATTCTTTGAATTCTGATGCAGAAATTAGAGTAGATTCTCTAAATTCTGGAAAAATTTCAAAAATTATTGTAAATGATGGTGGAGGATCCTATAAATCTGGAGAATTGATAGGATTTAATAATAAGAGTATTTCTGCAAGTATTGATGAAGTCTATGGTAAAAATATCATATCTGTAGAGACATCTGATATCATTAATGATGACTTAAAGTTTTCTATAGTTGATGGTAAAGTTACTGGACTTTCTACTCTTCCACATGGACTTACTGATAAAGATATCATAGAGATTTCAGGTATAACATCTTCTCTTTACACAAATATAGAAGGATTTAGAACAATTGGTGTTTCTTCAGTAACATCTGGACTGTCATCATCTATGGTAAATTCTGGAATAACCACTTTTATTTCATTACATGATTCCACTCTCAGTGGGAAATTTAATATCAATGATGTAATTCAAGTGGAAGCTGAGCAATTGCAAGTTATTGCACATGATAATTATAATAACAGATATAGAGTTGCAAGGGGATATAATGGAACTACTGCATCTGGACATGGTTCTGGAGCAGCTGTTTATAGACTTGAAAAGGAATTTACATATAATAGTTCAGAAAAATTAGAGAATAAAAACATAGAATTTCCCAAAATTCAGTATTTTGAGGGAGCAAAATCTGTAGGAATTGGTAGTGTTTATACAGATGTTGTGGTTGGATATGCTGGTAGTGATGCTATTAAGAAATCTATACCACCAAGATCAATATATTTGCCAAATCATAAGTTTAAAACTGGTGATCTTTTATCCTTTGTTTCGGTTGGATCTACTATATTTGTTTCAGGGACAGATGCATTAACACCAGCTGTTGATTTATCTACTTATGGAAATTTATATTGTGTGAAACTTAGTGATGAATTTATTGGTATTTCAACAGAAAAGGAAAATTATACTACAACATATAGTTGGTTCCCTGTAGTTCAAGTTACTGGTGGAGATAATAATAGTTTAGAGTTAGTTACTAACAATGTTAGGGGTCGTTTCAAGAAAGTAAGTGCAACAGTAACTACTGATTCTAATCATTCATTGGCAGTTAATGATAATGTGAGATTAGATATTTCACCAAATAAAGCACAAATTATTGATCTTAGATTTAATAGTGATATCAGAAAATTAGTTGTAAATCCAGTTACTATTGCATCTACGGGAATTGGAACAATTACAGATGAAATTACAATTACAGATCATAATTTCAATACAGGAGATATGATTGTTTATAATTCATCAACTCCTGCTACACCATTAGTTGATGATGGAATTTATCACGTTATAGATGAATCTGATAACACTATACGTCTTGCTGAAACAAAGTATGATGTTAATTTATTCCCATATAATTATATTGGAATAGGAAATACTGGTGGAGATCCTCACACATTTACTAAAATAAATCCAAGAATAGAATTATATGAGGGAAATACAGCTGAATTTTTAGTATCAGACAATAGTTTAAATGGGTATGATATTGCTTTTTATAGTGATGAAAACTTTAAAACTAGATATGATTCTGGTTTAATTACTAGAACGGGAACAATTGGTGATGGATTAACTGCTAAAATTAATGTTTCTCTTGGAAGTTCTATTTCAAATAAGTTGTATTATAGAATTGAGGGAAAAGATTTAAATTATACTAAAACTTACCCATCTGCTGTCGAAAGCGATGTTGTAAGATCCTCAGAAATTGAAGTAGTAGAATCCAAATTTAATAAAATTCATAGAGTTACTGGAGTAGCAAATACTACTTTCACATTCAATATGGTTGGTAGTGGAGAAACTACATTATACAATAATCTTGGAATTACAAGTGCATTCTATGCAACAGATTCTAGTTCTGTAATGGGTGGAATCTATTCAATTAAGATTATTAGTAATGGTGAAAAAGTAAATAAATTGCCAATTATAACTTCTATAGGAACAACTACTGGTATAAATGCATTATTTACAGTTGAATCCTTTGATATAGGAAAAGTAAATGATACTAAGGTTTACAATCAAGGATTAGAATTTTCTAGAGATAAGACAATTCCACCAAAGGCTGACAGTAATATAATATTGGAATTGAAAGATGTATTTACATTAAAATCAATTGGTGTGACAACTGGAGGAACAAATTATACTTCAGCTCCAGTAAGTATTGCTATTGATAAACCTTCTATTGTGACAAGAACCAATTTAGTTGGAAATTCAGTTGATAGTGTTGATATAATTTCAAATGAAAGTGGTTTATCTGATTCATTGAGAATTGTTCCTACTATCAATTCTAATGGTATTCAGGTTATAGGTGCTGTAACCAATTCAACTCAAATGGTTACTTTAGAAATAAGAGGACCAGTTGATGGATTTAATTCAGATAATCCATTCCCATTTGCTGTTGGTGATAGAGTTTTTGTTGAGAATGTAAAAGTAACAGAGTCTGATACTGATGGATACAATTCTAGTGATTATGAATATAAGTATTTCACTCTTACTGGAATTAATACTACTAGTGGAGTAGAAAGTATAGCATATTCTATTGCTGGTATTGGAAGTACTGGAGGAACTTATGATAGGAGTGTAAGTAATTTTGGTAGAGTTGTAAACGTAGAAGATTTAGCATCTTATTCTCCAACTTTTGAAAAAACTTCATTCTATGAAAATGAAATTGTTAGAGTTCCAAATAAAAATATATTTGGTTATGTTGCTAAAAATGGTTGGGATCATGAGGCTCAAACTTTAAAATTATACAATGTAACTGGAGAATTTAATAAAAATGATAGAATAGTTGGTGATGTAAGTAATAATAAAGCAGGTATTGATGCAGTTTTCGCATTTGATTTCAATTTAGATGTTAGTAGTACAGTTGAAAATATCAACAAATGGAAAGATGATATTGGGAAATTAAATTTAGATATACAAAGACTTCATGATAATGATTATTATCAAAGATTCTCTTATGCTATTAAAGGTGAAAATATTCCATATTTAACGTGGAGAGATCCAGTTAGTAGTTTAAGTCATACTGCTGGATTTAAAGGATTTTCCAATTTGGGAATCACTTCAACTGGTCAATTAAGTACAAAAGTTGATTCAGATTTATATTTAAATGTAACACTTAATGGTGAGGCATCGGTATGGGAAAGATGGTATTATGATGATGTTACAGAAGAAACTAATGATCCAGGTTTATCAAAAATTGTTAAATTTGAAAATAGAATAATTACAAAGTATAATGAGTCAAGAACTAATAAAGTTTTATTAATAGATGATATTAGTTCACAATTTAATGGTATTACAACTTCTGTTGGTGGTGGAATTATTGGATTAAGTACTTTTGCTGTATATACTGGTGGTGATAGATTATTCTATAAAGATTTCAATCCCGTAACTGGTATTGATACAACTACACATGAAGTTACTATTCTTGGACATGAGTTTAATACTGGAGAACGTTTGCGTTATACTCAACATACTGGACCAATTAGTATTGAGACAACAACTGTTCCAGGAGTTGGATCAACAGATATATTACCAACAGATGTTTATGCAATTAAGATAACAGATGATAAGTTTCAAGTAGCGGTTGCTCGTACCTTTGCTACTGCTGGTACTGCAGTTTCATTTACTACAGTTAGTGGTATTGGAACTATACACAATTTACAAGTTCCAACCGAAGATGCTTCAATTAGAAGTGTAATAACTGTTGATAATATTATTCAGAGTCCAATTGCAATAACTACTGCAATTAATGTTAATCTGACAGGCCCAGTTAGTATTAATACTGATTTTGTTTATTTGAATAGTGTTGCTGACATTTCAGGTAAATCTTTAATCAATATCGATCAGGAAATATTTAAAGTTAGTTTAGTTGGTGTTGGATCTGCAAGAGAATTAGATGTCCTTAGAGGACAGATGGGAACCGTTGCTGCAGCACATACTGTTGGTGCAGCAGTAACTGTTATTAAAGGTGATTATAAGATAGAAAATGGTAATATCTATTTTTCTGATGCTCCTTATGGTCCTGCTGGTATTGGATCATTAACAACTCAATCCACATTTGCTGGAAGATCATATTATAGATTAGATTATACTTCCAATAAGATAATGGATGATATATCTGATCGTTTTGATGGTGCAACTGATAAGTTTGATTTAACTACTAATGGTGCAGAAATGTCTGGAATAACCAGTAGTTTTGGTATGGTTTTGGTTAACAATATATTCCAAAGACCAGATGTAGATGAACTTAGTGGAGAATCAAGTTCAGATTATTCACTAGTTGGTACTGGTAAGACAATTGATTTTACTGGAACATCTGGAAATAGGGATCTTCCTAAAGGTGGTATAATTAATGAATTTGATGTGGGAATAGGTAGTGGATATCAATTACCTAGACAAGCTCTTTTGAGTGTTGTTGTTAATAGCAATACAGGGACAATTTCTACCGTAGGAATATTAACTGGTGGTTCTGGATATCTTAGTGCTCCAATGGTTTCTATTGCGTCTACTGATAGGCATTTCTCTCATAGTTTTGTATCTGCAGCAAATAATGCAGTAAATGGATCATTAACACCAACAAATGCGGAATATACATCAACAACTGGTATGATGGTATTGACTATACCAGGTCATACTCTTACTACTTCAAATACAGTTCAATTTACTAATAACTCTATAACAATGAGTTGTTCTAGAGATAATTATGCTACAAATCATACTTATCCAAGAGCAACTGACCCTGTTGCTGGTGTTGCAACTGCTATTTTGGCAACTACTACGGATACGGTTACAGTTTTTGTTGGAGTTGGTTCTGGTGATGATGCAGTCCTTACTACTCACATAACAGATGGATCAGTTTCTTGGGTTAATATAGCAAATGCTGGAACAGGTTACACATCAACTGGTATAGGTGGTTCTACTGGTTTTGTTGTGGTTGATCCACCAAAACCATATAAAAATATTCCATTATCTGGCGGAAGTGGATCAGGTGCTGCTGTTGATGTTGTTGTTGGAACTGGTGGTAGTATAGTTGATTTCAAACTTTCTAATAATGGTATGGGTTATGAAATTGGTGAGAATTTAGAAATCATTAATCTTCCATTCCAAGTAGGTATTGGAACAAGTGCATTTAATATAACAATTAGAAACAAATATCAAGATAAATTTGCTGGTTGGTGCTTTGGTGAATTAATTGAATTGGATGATTTTAGTAATTTGTTTAATGGATATAGAAAAGCTTTCTTAATTACTCGTACAGGTGCTGTTGGTAAGGAGTATTATAGTGTTGTTGCGAAAGAAGGTTCTGGAATTATTCTTGCAAATAATTTGTTCTTATTCTTAAATGATATTTTACAAATACCTGACAGGGATTATGAATTTAATGGTGGAACAAGAATAACGTTCAAAGAAGCACCAAAAGCTGGAAGTAAGTTTAAATTCTATCTATATGCTGGTTCGGAATTGGATTATGCCGAAGTAGATGTTGATGAGAGTGTTAAACCAGGGGATGAATTGAAACTTCAAGCTGGGATTAATAGTATAACTGATGGAAGAATTCCAGAACAAGATAATAGAATAGTTTATGAATTAATTGCTGCGGATACTGTAGAAACACAAACATATGCTGGTATTGGTATTGTTACGGATCCTGCTGTTAGAAGACCAACAATGTGGAGAAAACAGACAAATGATATGTTTATTGATGGTGTAAAAATTTCTAAGGAAAGAAATTACCTAGAACCACAGATATACCCAACATCTGGAATTATTAAATCAGTTTCTAGTAGCGATAATACAATATGGATTGAAGATTCTTGGTTATATGACCATGTTGATGAGTTAGATCAAGATATCAACAATGTTCGTATAGTTGGATTGGGTACAGTTGCAGTATCCGAAGTAATTGAAAAAGTTGAATATAAAGGTGACTATGGAACCGTTGTTGGTATTGGAACAAGCGCAGTAGGAATAGGTACTACTACTTCACCTGCACTTTATTTTGATCTTAAAGTTGCTTCTGAGATATTTGCGGATTCTCCTAATGCCAATCAACTTAAAATACCAGGAATTGGTACTGGTGGATATTTCGCAATAAGAGATACCCATATTGGACCTGGAGTAACTGGTATTGTGACACATACAAGTGAAATAGTTTCAGTTGGAAATACTTTCTTAGATAATGTATATTACGCAGCTGATGTAGTTGGTATGGGAGCAACAACTCTTAGAGTTTTTGCTAATATTACTTCTTTATCTGGTATAGATACATCTATAATATCAGATGTTGTAAGGTGTGGATCTTATAGTTGGGGTTCTTTGACTGGTAGTAGAGGATCTGGTGCAAAATCATATACATTCCACAATCAAACTGGTTTAATTGGAATCCAAACTTCTGCTCAAGTTATACGAGATGTTCAATTAAAAGTTAAGTATACTTAACCTGGTATAAATATTCAAAAAAACACTAGCAATGCCAGCAATAATAACTGACCAATACAGAATACTGAATGCTGAAACGTTCGTTGACAGTTTTGTAGGTATTGGTACCACAGGTAATAATAACTATTACACATTTTTGGGTCATCCCGATCCTACCAATATTAATGTTCCAAAATATGGAGATATGAATTGGGATACTAGGATTCCTGATCCTAAAGATAACTTCGATCAAGAAAATCTATACTATGATAGTATGCTCTTTTTGAAGAAGGTAACTGAAAATGATGTAAGAAGAGTAATTAAGAGGGTTGATTGGCAATCTGGTACAACTTATGACATGTATCGGAATAACTATGAAATTGATAATAAAACACCACAAACAAAATTTTCAACATTATATGAATCAAATTATTATGTTGTTAATTCGGAGTATAAAGTTTATCTTTGCTTAGATAATGGAGCTAATATAGATTTTCCACTCGGACAAAAATCACAATATGAACCAAATTTTGTAGATACCACAAGGCAACAAGCAGGAAATGGGTCTGATGGGTATTGGTGGAAATATCTTTTCACTATTGCTCCTTCAGATATAGTTAAGTTTGCTACTAATAAGTATATTCCTCTTCCTAAAAAATGGGGTGATACGACAACGGCAACAATTAAGAATGCTGCTGTGGATGGAAAGGTTGAATCAGTTGTACTTAAAAAAATTGGTAGTGGATATGCTATTAAAGATTCTGGTACAACTGATTCAAATGGAACTATTTCAAATATACCTATTGTTGGTGATGGATCTGGTGGTCAAGTTCAAGTAAAACTTAATAGTGGTTCTATTGAGAGTGTTGAAATGGTAGCAGGTGGAAGTGGTTATACTTATGGAGTAGTTAGATTTGAAGATAAAGTAGCAGGTGGTGATAATAAACAAGTCTCAGGTGGTTCGGGTGGAGAATTTGAAATTATAATTCCACCAAAGGGTGGACACGGTGCAGACATATATCGTGAACTTGGTGGTTATAAGGTTATGATATATTCCAAGTATGATAATAATGTTGCAGATGCTCCAGATTATGTTGTTGGTAATGATTTTTCTCGTGTTGGATTAGTCAAAAATCCTCTTGTATATGGTGGAACACAGCTACTAAATAGTACGACTGCCACCAATCTTGGCGCATTGAAACTTGTACCTTCTCCTGGTACAGCGAGAACTGATGATGTTACATTTGTCAAGAATGCTCAGATTACTCAGACAGTCGGAGTTGGTTCTACAGCAGTTGGTTATGTTGCATCTTGGAATCCAGATACTGGAATTTTAAGATACTATCAACCAGTTGGTTTTTCAACTTTATCTCAATATTCTTATAAGAAATTGGATTTTGTTGGAGTAGCAGCAACAGTTAATGGTGGTACTGGTGGAAATCTTTGGCCTGATATTACTTTTGATAATGTAAGTTCTATCAAAGTTGGTGGAAAAGATGTTGATTTGGGACAAACATTTGTTGATGGTAAAGCACCCCCAGACGTTAAAAAATATTCTGGAGATATAATCTATATTGATAATAGGTCGTCAGTCACCAGGTCTTCCTCACAGAAAGAAGAAGTAAAAATCGTAGTAGAGTTCTAAAAAATGACACAGAATACTAATTTAAATGTCTCTCCATATTTTGATGATTTCAATGAAGACAAGAACTATAATAAAGTTCTATTCAAACCTGGATTTCCACTTCAAGCGAGAGAATTAACAACTCTACAATCAATTCTTCAGAATCAGATAGAAAGATTTGGTCAACATTTCTTTAAGGAAGGTTCTATAGTAATTCCTGGTGGGACATTTTATGATGATAGTTATTTTGCAGTAAAGATAGATCCAAATTTCCTCAATATACCAGTCTTTAATTATACAAAATTCCTTGTAGATAATAATATAGAAATAGAAGGAGAAACTTCTGGAGTAAGAGCGACTGTAGTTAATAGACTAACTACACCTGAATCTATTGCTGGTTATGATACATTATATGTAAAATATTCAAAATCTGGAAGGGATGGAGTTACTAAGACATTCCAAGATGGGGAAAATTTAATTACTTTGTCAGATATTTCATTTTTGAATACAAGTATTGGTGCTAATAGTCCATTTGCTAGATGTGTTATATCTGAAGCTTCTAAAACTGGATGCTCTTTCTCTGTTAGTGAGGGTATATTCTTTATTAGAGGATATTTTGTTAAAGTTCCAGATTCTACTGTAATTTTAGATCAATATACCAATTTGCCTAGTTATAGGGTTGGTTTACTTATCAATGAAGAAATAGTACGTGCATCATCTGTCAATTCTGATCTTTATGATAATGCTAAAGGATTTTCTAATGAAGCTGCTCCTGGTGCTGATAGATTTAAAATCTCTGCTACTTTACACAAGAAAGCACTTACAGATAAGAATGATTTAGACTTTATTGAATTATTACGTGTCGAAAATGGAATTGTAAGGCATATTGTAACTAGAACACAATATAATATTCTTGCAGATGAACTTGCAAGAAGAACTTATGACGAATCTGGAGATTATTACGTCAAACCTTTTTCTCTTGATGTAAGAGAGTCATTAAATGATAGAGTTGGAAATAGGGGTATATATTATTCCAATCAACAAACTCAAAATGGAAATACACCATCAGATGATATACTATCACTTCAAGTATCCCCAGGAAAGGCGTATGTAAGGGGTTATGAGGTCGATAAAATATCTACTTCGTCTATTGATGTCGTTAAACCAAGAACGACCAAGTTAAAGGAGAATGCAAGTACTCCTATAAGAATTGGAAATTACGTTGATCTTGAGAATGTTTGGGGTTCACCCACTATTGGATTCTCTACAAGTGTAAAATTACTTGATAGAAGATGTAAGGATAATGGAGAAGCACATAGAGATTCTATTGTTGTTGGACAAGCAAGAGTATTTGATTTTAATCAGAAGAGTATATCTGGAGTTTCTACAACAACTCATGAGGCACGTCTATATGACATTCAGACCCACACAAAGGTCTCATTGGGTGCAACCATAGCATCTGTGCCAAATAGCGCACAAATTAAAGGAAAATACAGTGGATCTATTGGATTTGCAACTGATGCAAGTACGGATACTCAATTAATCGTTATGAGTGATGTTAGTGGCCAATTCCAATTAAATGAACCTATTTTAATTAATGGAAATGACACTGGTAATAATATTACTGAAGTTACTGATTGGTCATTTGATGATATAAAGGCACTTAATAGTGAATCTGGTATTGGTGCTGGAACTTCTACTTTTGCTGCTAACTTATTATTAGATCGTAGAAAGGGTACATTCAATGAAGGAATTGAATTTAGTTTTTCAGGAAGTGCTGTCCAAAGTGGTGGTGTATCAGACTTTAGAGGACTTGTTAAAGTTGGTGATATATTAACTTATAGTCTTAGCACTGGACTTCCTGTATACAATAGAGTAACAGATGTCGATCAAACTGCTCTTACTATCGAAGCAGTATCCAATGTTGATGGAGTATGTAGTGGAGTCTTGGCAAGTGGTACAACCCCAACTGGTGTAGATGTTCTTATCCCTTCCATTAAGCAAGGTGATAATCCTGGATTTAGAATGAAGTTACCACATAATTATGTGTCGTCGATTAATATTCTTGATAGTTCTTATATTGTAAGAAAACAATTTACTAATGTTACTATCAGTTCGGTTGCTTCTCACACTTTCCAGATAACTGCTCTTTCCGATAATGCTGATTTATATTTTGAACCATTTACAGAACAAAACTATAGTTTAAATTGGAGTACTGGAGAAAAGGAAATAGTTAGAGAGTCACAAGTTACAATTAGTGCAAATTCCAAAGAACTTGAAATTAAAACTCTTTCAAAAACAGGAACAGCAACTCTTACTGCTTCTGTAAGAAGAAGTAAACTTTCATCTAAGGATAAAGATTTAGTAAGATGTGCTAATCTTATTATTACACGATCAAATGATACTTCATCTGGTATTACAACTTTTACTAAAAATGATGGATTAACTGTGAATAATGTCTATGGAACGAGAGTACAAGATGATGAAATTTCATTGAATGTTCCAGATGTGAGTAGAATATTGGGAATATTTGAATCTACTGATGGAACTGATCCTGATCTACCATCTGTATCAGTATCAACACAATCTGACACATTTACCAATAACGTACTTGTTGGTGAAGAGTTTATAGGTGCTAGTTCTGGTGCTGTTGGTCGTGTAGTGTCCATTGTCAGTGGTACACAGTTGCAATTTGTTTATGAAAATGAAAATACATTTGAAGTTGGCGAATCATTTACATTAAAAACTGCTGGTATTTTGGCAACAATTTCTGCTTTAGTTAAAGGTGATACAAATATCACTAATAATTATAAGTTGGATGATGGTCATAGAGAAGAATTTGCTGACTATTCTAGAATAGTAAGAAAGAGAGGTGTTACAGCACCATCAAGAAGAATGAGAATAATTTATGATCATTATACAAATAATGAAGGTACTGGAACTTTAGAAACAGTTAATAGTTATACTGGATTAGATTATTCAACAGAATTGCCATTTGTTATTGACAATTGGGCATCTGATTTTCTTGATTTAAGGCCAAGGGTTACAACATATAATACAAGTAGTGGAACTTCACCATTCTCGTTTGCAAGTAGGGATTTTTCTACTTCCGCTTCAGAAACAGTAGTTTCTAATAAGAGTGTTGTTATTGATTATACTTATTATCAAGGAAGAATTGATAGGTTATATTTGACAAAAGATGGATTATTTGAAGTTATAAAAGGAAGTCCTGCTGATAGACCAAAAACACCATTACCAAATGATGAAGCAATGGAAATTGCTGTGATTTCATTGGATCCATATATTCGTAATGCTACTGCTGAAAGTGCAGTAAAAATGATTCCACATAAGAGATACACCATGAAAGATATTGGTGGTCTTGAAAGTAGAATTAAAAATCTTGAAACATATACTACACTTTCTCTTCTTGAGACTGATACTAAGAATTTGTCAATTAAGGATCCAAATACTGGATTAGATAAATTTAAGTCTGGTTTCTTTGTAGATAATTTTAGAAATCATGCTTCTCATAATTTGACTGGTGAGTCTAAGTTTGATATTGATATGGCAACTGGTGAAATGAGACCGAGATCAGCTGAAAGAAATGTTAAGTTGATGTTTGAGACTGTTAGTACTTTAGCAAGTCCTACTACTGCAGATTATCGTTGGGTAGAAGATTTTGCGGATACTAATGTTACGAGGAGTGGTCCTGCGGTTACTCTTAAGTTTGATGAAGTTGAGTTCCTCAATCAACCATTAGCAACAAGAACTGAGAATTTAAATCCATTCCATATTGCATTATTTGCAGGAACAATTACACTTAATCCTGAATCTGATTTCTGGATTGAAGAAGTTCCATTGGGGTCTCCTGAAGTATTCAGAATTGACTCTCCATTTAATGCAATTGCAGATCTTCTTGGTGTTGAGGATCGTGAAAATGGTGGAATGGGAGCATCTTATTGGAATTCTCATGAGCAAACTTGGACTGGAAGTGAAGTAGTTGGTGAAGAGATTATCAATCAAGAAGTTATTTCAAGAGATACAGAACGTCAACATGGTAATGGTATAAGAGATATCACAACAACAGTTAGAAATCATGATGTCCTTCAGACCATTAGGGAAACTGGGATTGAAAAAACATTTAATTTTGATTTAACTGTTGGTCAAGAAACCATAGATCTTGGTAAGAAAGTTATTGGAGTCGATGTTCTGTATAATGTTAGATCAAGAAATATTGAAGTTGTTGGTAAACGATTAAAACCAAATACAAGATATTATGTCTTCATGGAAAATGTTGACATGACAATGTACGCTATTCCTAAATTGTTACCTATAACAATGGTGAGAGGATCATTTGCACCAGCTGATATTGTAGATAGTACTACTCCTGCAGGTGCTGGAGTTGCAGGTATTAGGTTTAGAGCAGCAACAGCTAATCATAAAGAGGGTAAATTTAATGATCCAGATGACGTGGTTACTATATTACCATATCCTTTACCTGGAACAACGCTTCCTGGAAGTTATTCAAGTACAAGTTCAGTATTGAATGTTGATACTGCTGGTCTTGCAATGCATACTAAACCTGATCATCTTGGTTGGGTTAAGCAGGGTATGTCATTAGTTAATATGCAAGGAACAGCTGAGTGTACTATTGATGAACTTAGATTAGTAAGTGACGAAAAGGGAGATCTGATTTTCTCTTTACATATTCCTGATCCTACTATTGCAAGTAATCCAAAGTTCCTTACAGGTACTAGTACAATTAGATTATCATCGAGTGCAACAAATGCAGCAGTTTTGGATCCAGGTGAAAGTTCTGCAGAAGCAAATTATCTTGCTAGTGGACATGTTCAAAATACAACTGAGCAAACTTTAGCTATTAAATCTGCTCATATTGAACGGAAACAAGTAGGTTCTGATCAACCTATCAGTAAAATTACTGAAAATCTTATTGAAGATATAGTCACAACAGATGTTCATGATACTGGATGGTATGATCCACTTGCACAATCATTCCTAGTAGAAAGAGATAGATTCCAAGATGGAATATTCATAACTGGTGGAGAACTATTCTTTAAGAAGAAAGATAATACTGCACCAGTAACAGTTCAGTTGAGAACTATGAGAAATGGAACTCCAACTACAACTATTGTTCCATTTGGTCAAACTCAAATAGATTCAGCTGATGTTAATTTATCAGATGATGGTAGTGCTGTTACTAATTTTAAATTTGAGACACCAGTATACTTACAATCTGGATATGAGTATGCGATAGTATTAATTGCTCCTACAGAAAAATACCTAACATTCATCACTAGAATGGGAGAAGAAGATTTAATTCTCCAATCGGTAAGTAATAGACAACCATACTTAGGATCACTATTCAAATCACAGAATAGTTCAACATGGACTCCAAGTCAGTATGAAGATCTTAAATTTAAACTTAATAAAGCAAAGTTTGTAACTAATACTGCTTCCAGTGTTATTTTCTATAATACTGAGTTACCTTTAGGTAAAATTAGAAAACAAAATCCAGTTATTGCATATTCTAATAGAGCAGCAGTATCAATAGCAACAACTACTAAAACTTATACCGAAGGACATGAGTTCTTCCAAGGAACTAATACTGGAAGACTTGTTAAATCGGGTGGACCAGTAAGTCTTGGTTCAACTACTATGACACTAATGCCAAATACTGGTATTGGTTTGACTGATTTTACCTATACTGGAGTTGGATTTAGTGCTCTTACTGGAGATGGAACAGGAGCACAAGCAACAGTAACTGTTGCTTCTAATGAAATAACTCAGATTGATATAACTTCTGGTGGTAATGGATATGTTGCTGGCGACTCTCTTCTTATGAATAATCTAGGTGCCGAAGGTTCTGGTGTGAAAACAGTTGTTGCTATTTCTACTTTGACTAATTATCTTGTTATGGATGAAGTTAATAATACATTTGTAGATAATGCAGATTTAACTTATGTTGATGGTGCTGGTGCTCGTAGTACTATTGCTAATGCTGATATTAGTGGAGTTGCTTCTGATACATTCAGAGATGGATATACATTGAAGTTTGATCATAGAAATCATGGTATGCATTCAAGTCAAAATAAACTTAAGATTGTAGATTTTGGAAGTGATATTGCTCCAACAACTTTATCAGCAAATATCGATAATGATTCAACAACATTAACTGTTTCTGATGGTGCTGCATTTGCTACTTTTGAAGGAACTGCGGTTGGAGCAGGTCAAACAGGATACTTAAAGGTAGATAAAGAAATTATTTCTTATAATTCTATTTCTGGAAATGACATCACTATTGGTACTAGGGCAATTGATTCTAGTTTAAAATCAAATCATGCAGCAAATGCCTTTGTTAATAAGTATGAATTTAATGGAATTTCGTTGAGGAAAATTAACGGAGAACATAATATTGATCCTAGAGAAAAAACATTTGATAGTTATCATGTTAGAGTTGTTGATAATAGTAAAGCATTCAATATAACAAAATCTGGTGGTGGTGATGTTCTTCAAGCATCTCAAAATGTTCCATTTGAAGTTATTGATCCAAGAATAAGTACGATTACTCCAACTGGTACAAGTATTACTTCTAGGATTAAAACAACTTCTGGAACAAGTATAAGTGGTAATGAAGCTTCATTTATTGATAAGGGATATGAAAATATTGCTCTTAATAAATTAAATTACTTAGATAGTCCACGAATTGTTGCTTCTAAGGTTAATGAATTTGGAATACTTAAAAATCAGAGATCATTTGCTCTTGAGATGACATTAAAAACTTCTAAAGAAGATGTTTCTCCTGTCGTTGATCTAGAGACAGCAAATATTATTACTATGAGTAATCTTGTCGATCAACCAATTTCTGATAATGATTGGGCAACAGATAGTAGACCAAAAGTTTCTGGAATGGATCCAAATAATGCAATTTATGAGACCAAGAAGATTGCACTTGAATTTACATCCAATTCACTGTATGTTCAATTAGATGGGCATAGAGAGAAGGGAGCAAATATTCGTGCTTTCTATAAACTCTATAGGTTGGATGGAAATGAGACAACTTCTTACATTCCATTCAATACAAATGGTTTACCAGATAAAGAAGTAAATTCAAATAACAATAGAAGAGAATTTAGTGAGTATAAGTTTACTGCTGAAAATACTCCACAATTCAATGCATTTATGATTAAAATTATTATGACTTCTACAAATCAAGCAACACCACCAAGAATTAAAAACTTTAGGTCTATTGCATTGAGATCGTTCAAAATTGACGGATAATGAATAATTTTGTAAAGGTAAAGTCAGATGTCTCTTTAGTAAGAGACATGGACTCTAATGCTATAGTAAATCAAAATAAAAGTGAATTTGATAAATTTATGAATTTATCAGAGACAAAATATAAAGAAAAAAAGAGTTTAGATCAAGTAAAAACCGATTTAGACTCTCTAAAAACTGAAATGGAAGAGATAAAAACTCTTTTAAAGCAAATGGTGAGTAAATGATTTATAAATACCTGAAGGTAGATTTTAACTGATTTAATAATGGCAGCATACGTTAACAATATAGTAATTGATGCTGGGGCTGATTTTAATCAGACTTACACACTTGAAGATAATAATAGTGCTCCTTTGGATTTAACAGGGTATACAGGTGATTCAAAGTTAAAGAAGCATCCAGCTTCTTTAAACGATACTGCAACTTTTACTGTATCATTCCCTAATAGAACACAAGGACAATTGAAGATATCATTGACAGATACCATTACCAAGACATTAAAGTCTGGTAGATATAGTTATGATATACTAGTCACTGATGCTGGTGGTACAAAAACCAGAGTTGTTGGTGGTAGTGCAATTGTGACTGCTGGAGTTACCCTATAGAAATATGGCAGACATTAAAGTTCGAGTTGGATCGAAAAACGCTACTAAAGTTGTATCTGCGATTGCAGGTAGTGGAGGTACTTTAGGGGCATTAGGTGACGTTGACATTTCTGGTGGACTTGGTAATGGAATGGTATTAGTTTACAATACCTCCACATCTAAATGGGAAGCCACATCGGAATTGACCCCAGGAGCAACACAAAACTTAAATATCAACGGAGGTAGCTTTTAAATGGCCAGTATTATTCGAGTAAAAAGATCGACTGGTGCAGCTGCTCCGTCAACTATAAATTATGGTGAATTAGCGGTCACCATGACCAATGGAACCCAAGGAAATGGGGGTGGTAGATTATACGTAGGTAATAACGATAATCCAGATTCTAATCCAATTAGTATCGGTGGTAAGTATTACACCGATATGATGTCAAATACACCAGGAACAGTCGCTGGTGGTGCAAATGCAAATGGTAGTACACTGTCTAATGGATTTATTCCAATTCTTGATGTATCGACTGCAGGTAGTCCTGGTTTAAATGCTACTGGACTTGGTGCAGGAACTGCTGATGCAAGTATGCCAAGAGTTGATCAGTGGAACATAGACAATTTAACGATTGATGGAAATACAATATATTCAAATGATACTAATGGAGATATCAATTTCGTTACCAATGGTTCACCAGGATCTAATGGTCATATCGTAATCAACGATGATACTAAACTATCATTTGGTGCCAATAAAGATTCTAGTATTGAGTATGATGAAGATGGTACAGATAAGATTCAGGTAACTGGTAAAGCGTGGGTTTATAATAATGGAGTACAGATTGTAGGTGGTCTTCAAATTGATAATATTGGAATTTCTTCTAATGTTATTTCAACTAAGACTGGTGGTGGAAATACATTATATCTTGACCCATATCCTGATGGATTGAGTAGTGATGGTTTAGTTGTAGTTAAAGGTAGTTTGCAGGTTGATGGAACAACAACTACTGTTAACTCTACCAATGCTACTGTAAATGATCCAGTTATGGTTATTGGTGATGTTACTAGTAAGAGAACAGTTACTGCTACTGTTGGATCTGGTACTTCTGCAATTACTCTTGATGGTATTGTTGGTGTTAATACTGGAGATACTATTACTGGTAGTTCAGCACTTCCAGGTGCAGGAACAACAACTATAGCATATTATGGAACAGCTGCTGGAATTTCAACAGTTTATATTGATGGTCAAACAACTGCTGGTATTACAACAACCACTCAATTGACTATTACACATGGTTATGATACTAATACTGACCGTGGTATTGCTTATAATTATAACACTAGTTCTGGAGTATCAAATAACAAAACTGGTTTCTTTGGTATGAATGATAGTGCTGGAGAATCCAACACTAATGTTCCAGAAAGATCATGGACTTTTATCCCAGAGGCTACCGTAACAGGTAATGTTGCTGCTGGTGTAAGAGGATTCTTAGATGTTAAAGGTATCTACTACCAAGGTGCAACTAGTGGATCAGGAGATTGGTGGTCTAGTGGTGCAGCATATTTTGATGCTAATGGTAAGTTAACTTCAACTTCAAACCCTGCTGCAGGTATCTCTACTTCCAACTATATACTAACAACGAATGCTTCTGGCATTCCAGTCTGGACGACAACAATCGATGGAGGTCAATTCTAAACATGAATCGTGAACTTGATGTGAATATTTTGGTTAATCATTATCATAAAAAATTATCAGAATTGATTAATCAAAACGTTCTAATGGAAGCAAAAATAGCATCTATGACCAAAGACTATATGGATTTGGAAGAACAGTTTCTCAAATTACAAAATGGAGAAACAGAAGATAACGAAGAAGGATTCGACGAATGAGCAAACCATCAACCAGACAAGGATTAATAGATTATAGTCTACGAAGACTAGGATATCCTGTATTGGAAATTAATGTAGATGATGATCAGATTGATGATCTGGTAGATGACGCTCTACAATATTTTCAAGAAAGACATTTTGATGGTATTGAGAGAACTTTTTTAAAGCACAAAGTAACTTTAGAAGAAAAAACAATACTTGAGGGAGGTGCTTCTGGAATTACAACTAGTACAGCAACAACTGGTGTTGGTGTAACTACATTAGGATGGCAAGAAAATTATAATTTTTTACAACTACCAGATCATGTGATTGGTGTAGAAAAAGTATTTAAGATGGATAATAGTACCATATCTAGTGGACTATTTAATCTTAAGTACCAGTTGTTCTTGAATGATCTTTATTATTATGGAGCACTTGATTTATTAAATTATACAATGACGAAAACCTATATGGAAGATTTGAGTAGATTAATTACTCCAGATATTCAAATTAGGTTTAATAAAAAACAACATAGATTGTATATGGATATTGATTGGAAGGAATTTACTGAAGACCAGTATATAATTTTAGATTGTTATAGAATTGTAGATCCAGCAAATGCATCAGATATCTATAATGATTTCTGGTTAAAACGGTATTTAACCGCAATTATTAAGAAACAGTGGGGGCAAAATCTTATTAAGTTCCAAGGAGTTATGTTACCTGGTGGAGTTCAATTAAATGGTAGACAGATTTACGATGATGCAGTAAAAGAAATTGAGCAAATTGAATATGAACTTAGGAACGAGTACGAACTTCCTCCACTGGATATGATAGGATAATGTTATGCCACTTTCTCCGTATTTCCTTCAAGGATCATCCAATGAACAAAGATTAGTTCAGGATCTAATTAATGAACAATTAAAAATTTATGGACAGGACGTAGTATATCTTCCAAGAAATGTCATAAACAAAAATACTATTATGAAAGAGGTTACTGCCTCTGTATTTGATGATGCTTATCGGATGGAAGCATATTTGTTAAATTATGAAGGATTTGAAGGTAATGGAGATATTTTATCTAAATTTGGAGTTCAAACAACTGATCAAGTTACTTTTGTAGTATCTAAAGAAAGGTATGAGGATTTTATTAGTCCATTTATGGCAGCAGATAGTCAAATTGAATTAGCAACAAGGCCAGAAGAAGGTGATTTAATATACTTACCTTTAGATAATACTATGTTTGAGATTAAGTATGTTGAAGGTAAGAAACCATTTTATCAGTTGAATAATCTCTATGTTTACACATTAAGTTGTGAAGTAATGGATTATGCTGCTGATGAACTAATTGATACAAGTATTGCTGAAGTTGATGAGGCTGCAGTTGAGTTTGGATTTACACAGAGACTTACTATGGTTGGTCTTGGTGCATCAACAGCATCTGCTACTGTTGTTATAGCAGAAAATACTGGATCACTTGGAACTGGACGTTATTCAGTATCTCAAGTTGATTTAATTAATGATGGAACTGGATATACAATTGCACCATTAGTTGGAATTGCTACTGCTCCAAGTGGTGGTACGAATGCAACTGCTGTTGCAATCATGACAAGTAGAACTGGACAGACGGGTCAATCGATTGATAGTATTCAACTTACCAATCCAGGTTATGGTTACAGTGTACCACCTGTTATTACTATTAGAAGTCAGAATGCATTCGGAACTGGTGGTATTGCAACTGCTATAATTTCACAAGGATCTTTAACTATACCAACTATAAACGATCCTGGTGCAGAATACGGAACAACACCAACTGTTCTTATTGGAGTTGCTCCAGTTGGTGGAACTAACGCAGCATCTGTTGCTATAGTTAATACTGCTGGTGGAATAAGTCAGATTAGATATACTAATGCTGGTGCTGGATATACTGTAGTACCAAATGTTATTATAGATGCTCCTGCTTCTGGTATTAACACTGGAAATTATCTCTTTAGAGAAATGGTTAAAGGTGTTTCTACTGGAACTACTGCATATGTTGAATCTTGGGATAGTGATGATAGAATTCTTAAGATTAACAATATTTCTGGAAGTGGATTTGCAATTGGAGAAGCAGTTGTTGGTATAGGAACTTCTAATAATGGATCTGATGCTAAGTATATTGTCCAGAGTACATCTGACCAAGATGAGTATGATCTCTACAATGAAAATATTCTTGTAGAGTCAGAAGCAGATGCCATTTTGGACTTTACTGAAGATAACCCATTCGGTGACTTCTAAATATAATATAAGGAGGACTTGATATGCTAGGAACTTATTATTATCACGAGATTGTTAGAAGGACTATTATTGCCTTTGGTACTCTCTTTAATACCATTGATATTAAACATCAAACATCTGCAGGAGCAGCCTTTTCTACAGTAAGGGTTCCGATTGCTTATGGACCAACAGAGAAATTTCTTGCGAGACTAGAACAAAAACCAGATTTAAGAAAGAGAGTTGCAATAACTTTACCACGATTAGCATTTGAGATGGATGGCATTTCTTACGATCCATCAAGAAAAGTTTCAACAATGCAAACCTTTAAGGCATTTACTACAGATGGATCAAAATCTGCCAGAAAGGTATTCATGCCAGTTCCATATAATTTAAGTTTTAAGTTATATGCAATGACTCAATATAATGAAGATTCTCTACAGATTATTGAACAAATATTGCCATATTTTCAACCATCATTCAATTTAACAGTAGATTTAGTTAAATCTATTGGTGAAAAAAGAGATATACCAATGGTTTTGGAAAGTGTATCATTTGATGATAATTATGATAGTGGAATGGATGAAAAAAGAGTTATAATCCATACTTTAGACTTTACTGCTAAAACTTATCTCTTTGGTCCTGTTGCTGATAGTTCCACTGGACTCATTAAGAAGGTTCAGGTTGATTATTCAACTGAGGCAGTTAAGACTGCACCAAGAACACAAAGATATGTTGCTCAACCAAGAGCACTCAAGGATTATAATGATGACAATACAACAGTTCTTGGAGAAGATATAACTAAGTCTAAGACTAAGTTCTTAGTTGCAGATGCATCCGCATTACTTGTTGATACCTACATTGCAATTGGAAATGAATTAATGTTCATTAAGGCAATTGATGGTAATAATATTACCGTTAAGAGAGGTCAAGATGGAACAACCACAGATACTCATATTAATGGAGATTCTATAGATGCTGTAAATGCTGCTGATGATGCTCTTGTTGAAATGGGAGATGACTTTGGATTTAGTGAGCAACGTTATGATTTTGGTGTTGATGGTTTAAATTATAGTCCAAGTAAGGGTACTGACGTATGAGTAAATTTGATGCTATAGACAATGCTTTAGACATTGAAACTAAGGAAGTAGAAGCAATCGACACTCCAGAAGGTGGATGTGCAACAAGAAAGGATCAATTAAAAAATGTTGGGGAAAAAGAAGAAGCTACTGTTGATTACGAATACACAAGAGGTAATCTTTATTCTTTAATTGAAAAGGGGCAGGAAGCAATTAATGGCATTTTAGAAGTTGCACAAGATGGTCAATCTGCAAGAGGTTATGAAGTTGTTGGACAACTAATTAAAAGTGTTGGTGATACTACTGATAAATTGATTGATCTTCAAACTAAGATGAAGGAATTAGGTAAAGAAGATAAGAAAGGACCAACAACTGTTAATAATGCTTTATTTGTTGGTTCTACATCAGACTTATCTAAACTTATAAAGGAAGGTGTTCTAAATAATACAGGGGAGTCTGAAGATTAATGAATTTATCTGATTTTAGGAAAAAAGCAACTTCTGCAATGAAGAATGTTGCTGGTAAAAAAGATAAAAAGAAAGAAGCACAAAAGGCAATGGATGCTGGTGCAAGGTTGAGAAGGAAGGTTGAACGAAGAGTTCATGCTAAGTATGTTTCTGGTAGTGAGGATAATGTTCCTGATGATATAAGAGATCATTATGAAATAGATGAAAGTAGTTTAAGCCGTATTAAATCTAAATCTGATAAAGGAGGGATGGCAATCATCTCTGGAAGTCGTGGTGACAAATCTTCTAAGGAAAATAAGGCAAGAGCAAAGCAGTTAGATCGTGATATTAAGGGTAAGGGTCTTCCTGGTGCTACTAAGGTACAAGGTAGATGGGACGAGAAAGATGACAAGACTGGTGAAGTAACTAAGGTTAAAGAACGTAGTCACGTTGTTACCTCTGGTAAAAAAGGTAAGAGAAAGTTTAAGAAAGCAGTAAAAGAACTTGGTAAAAAGTATGGACAAGATGCAGTTCTTACTCAGACGAAGAAGACTGGCACTGTTAGTGCAACGAGAAAAGGAGGACTTGGTAAAGACAGTGGTGGAAAAAACGTTAAAAGATTTACCGCAGGAACAATGAAACCAGGTAGAACTGGTGAGAATGATACTAAGATCAAGAAGAAAACATTTACTTATGAGTCATATCTTCGTCTTCAGGAAAGAGGTAAAACTTATGTGATTTTTGTAAATTGGAGAGGAAGAACTATCAAGACTCAAATGTTCTTTGGTAAATTCTCAAGACCAACCAAAGCAGAAGTAAGAGCAGAAATAGAGAAGGTATATCCAAGAGGTATGGTTCTTTATTATAACCCAGTAAGAAGAGACCCTACTGAACCTTTATTGTACGCAGGGCAAAAATAATTATGTCTTCTGATGATGTATATCTTGGTAATCCGAATTTAAAAAAAGCAAATACTCAAATTGAGTTTACTGCTGACCAAATTGCTGAATTTATTAAATGTAAAAAGAATCCTGTATACTTTGCAAAAAAGTATGTTCAAATTGTTAATTTGGATGAGGGTCTCGTACCTTTTGCACCTTATAAATTTCAAGAGAAGTTAATAAAGAGATTCCATAAAGAAAGATTCAATATATGTAAGATGCCTCGACAGACTGGTAAGTCTACAACTGTGGTTGCATATCTATTACATTATGCTGTTTTTAATGACAGTGTGAATATTGGTATTCTTGCAAACAAGGCTGCGACTGCAAGGGAATTATTAGGTAGATTGCAAACTGCCTATGAAAATTTACCAAGATGGATGCAACAGGGAATTGTTGCATGGAATAAGGGTTCATTGGAGTTAGAAAATGGTAGTAAAATCTTGGCTGCGTCTACTTCTGCTAGTGCTGTTAGGGGTATGTCTTTCAATATCCTATTCTTGGATGAATTTGCTTTTGTTCCCAATCA